TGGGCCCCTACCCGGGGTAAGGGGGGATTCGAACCCCTCAACCTTTTAACACTCGGCATACCGTATGATTTCTCTCCTCACGGTACGTTGATCCAGCCAAGCAACTGCAATTATGCAGATCACCCGTTTCGATTTCAGTGGAACGGGATAAACACTACGCATTCTCGTATGCGCCACGCTACTTCGAAGTAGACGCGGGAGCTGAATCATCAGCCCACCGCAATCCACTAACTTGTTCAAACAAGGCACGGTCGTAGACACCGTGCACCTCACCAAGCAACTTCAGCAACCGTTCGACATTAATGCGAATGGCCACAGAAGCATCATCTACACGTCGTGTGACAGATTCAATTTCGTTGTTCGACGGGTTCCTCTCGTTATCCACCTCAATTATACGATTTTTTGTATCCGTCGCCTTCAAAAGAGCACCCCACACATCACTGATAGATGGATCATTGACATAGACCAAGTAACGTTCGGGAAACCTTACGTTAACTTGAACTAGTTCGCTGACACATCCAGCCAATTGTGAACGTATAGAATCGCGTCCGGCCTGCGTCTGAAAAGACGTTGCCGAAGTCGCCCTTAAGACACTAAGAAGTGTCTTGTAATCGGCCCAGTTGGCCGACAGCCATGGAAGTGTCTGTAGAGAAACCGGTTGATAAGGCATCAGATTGGTCAGTTGAATAATTCGAAACAGTCGACTCCGCATTAGAAGTCAACATATCCGATTCAACCACACCTTTCTTTCTCCTTACACCAGCAAAATCCTTTGCCTCACTCCACACATTCCCTTTCTTCCCCTTAAAAACTCTTTTTGGGTTTGCATTCACACTCCTTCGCGAATTGAAAGCAGAAGTTCGTATGCTAGGCATGTTACTACCTGATAACAGGTCGTCCAAACCTTCGCTACCAACTTCCCCTTCCGCATTCCCGAATTTGTCTGTGTTCTGCAATATTTTCATTTTTAAACTTTTTGCAATCACAACATCACAACAAACGACACAAAAAGCTATCTCTAATGATAATGGACTAAAACCCTCCGCCATCTGTAGACCCTTGACATGCACAAACAACTCCAAAGGTTCCTGCATTGCATCCGACGAGACCATCGAATACCGCGGGTGAATTCTTATCTGAAACTCACTGACACTTGGTTTGGCATTGGCAGTGAGAATAACACTCTCACGCTCGTTTGTCAACCTCCTATCCATGAGACTCAGAAAGACTTCTCCTTTAACAGTTGTGGGCACATGCCATCTACCACTGACCACACAAGCCAGAAACATAACATACTTGTAGTTACCCAGATCCTTGATTTTCTCCGTGAGACGCAACGGGAATACCGTCCTTTCCCTCGGGGATATCTTCACCACATCCGTCTCCATCAAAGCGCACATCTTCTTCGGTGACTTCACCAGACCCAGCCTTTCCAGACCCAGTAATTGTGTTTTCACAAAATTGCTCGGGTTCAGATAGTCTAGCGGCGGGACCACATCCTGCGCATTCTGTGCACGTAGCGACATGTTCGAAATTCGTACAGTTCAGATAAACCACTGGTTTATAAGTGTACGGAATTGGAGCTTTCCACGGACGCAGTACGTACTCACCTGGGTAAACAAGCTGTTGTGAAACAGCAACCTTAACACCTGGACAGCGAAAAGTACAAAAACTATTACGCCTACACGAAACACAGCACACACGAACTTGGACAAATGAAACGCACCCACTGGTTTTTACAGCACAACACTTAATAATTATACTATTAAAGAACTGTAGATACTCACTGGTCTTCTGAATCACTTTCTCCTCACCGGTTAAACGATGCACGTTAGCGTCAACCAACAGTAAATCGCAGAACCCCAAGGATTGAGCAAACTTTCCGACCAGAGACATCAATCAATTAAAATACAAAGTTTGGAAAAGATGAGGGTTGGTCAAGAATCGCCAAAGCGCACGATAAGCATAACAACCGCTTCCCGCAGACTTATAGTTCTCCTGGACAGCCTCATCCAATAAAGAAAAATACGCACAGTTACCAAAATTTGTAGCGACATCGCAAAGACTACGCCTGAAATCTTCACAGTGGTCCCATGATTGTATATTTTTACTACCGAGCTTCCCGATGAGTTTCAACGGGTCGGGAAAAACGACTGCACCGTTATCATGAAAAACAACATACTTACCACAGAAGTAAGCGTGCCGCTTTTTCATAAACAACTTTGCCTCGAAATTCCACACCAAATTGGCTTTCTGTTGAACTTCAGAATAGTCTAAGCCCTTGGGCATTAGAACAAGACTGTCGTCACCGCAGAAAGATGCTTTGATGCATTTCTCGATTGGTAAAATATTACAAACACAAGCCGCAATTATGACAGTGTTACCTATAAACGTAGTCACGTCTCCGCTCTTTCGCTGATAGTATAACACTGTTTTAATTCCTGCTGTGTAGTCACTTAGTATAGTCCTCTTATGCCCATTCTGCCACAAAACCTTGATGTAATCGTCTAAGCCTAAACGCTCCCATATCTTCATCTCCAAGGTGAAATGGAAATCGTCCTGACTTTTATCATACTTGCTCACATCGAGCTCCAGGATGTCCATCTCGTTTTTTCCCGTGACCGAATTGAAAAATTCTTCAATGTCGGCTGGGGTTTTCCGAGTGTACAGCATGAATCTTTGTGAGTCGAAGCATTCAATAAGTCTTCGTGTGAGTTCCTTGAAGATTGGACCAAAAATAGCGTTTATCTTCTTCGAATGGTACACAATCGTTTGCAGCGCCGGATATTCAGACTGTATGGAACAGTCGCCTTTGAGTTTCGGCTGCTTTTTGATCATGTGCTTGTATTCATCAACCGGTGGAATCCCGATGAAATCGTAATTCGCCAGCTGACCGACTACATCTGGTTGTTGTTTGCTTAACCAGTCGCTAAAATTCTCGTGGGACGATATGTACAGATTATCAACACACCCTAAAGTAGAATAACTATTAAACTTAGTACGTAAATCCACACTGACATAAACATCAAAAAACCTATCTACAACACTGGACGACAGAACATCTATATCCACATCACCCGTTAGTTCCGGTGAATTGAAGTTCCTTTTAATCATCGCAAGAAGATTCTCAATCATACCGCTCGTTCGAGGCATTTCGCAACCTGTTCTTAAAACCGGTCGCAGAAACTGCTTTGAATTTTTCCTGATTATCTCAGGAACAGGATCCGCCTTGCTCAACGTTAATCGGCACTGTTGGACGTTCAATTCGTTATCGAACAAACGTATCACAGTGCCATCATAATCGTTGAGCACAGTCGAATTACCCGGCAGTATGTTATCGTACCATTCTTGCAAATCAAAAATAGAACCTGTCTTCGGTGTGGGAACAAAAACTTTGGTGTTGTGAATATAAATGTCTTTACACTGTAATTGCTATAACACACTAGGACCGCTAAAACTATGCATATCTAACAAAAAGTTGCTCACAGTCTTGAGTTCCGCAATCTTTGACACAACATAGTCAGGCACTACTGTGTAATAGTGCAACCGACTTGTGTGTCTCGATAGAGCCACTAAGACGTGAGGTGAATCTTTCGCGATAATACCGACAGGTGTCGGTGTAGCGCGAACCAGCGAAACCTCTTCAAATGTGTCACCTTGTACCTCATGTACAGTATTGACACCAATGTACCCGTTCTTCTTCAGCAGAGCCTTGTCAGCTTGTGTGAACACAACGATCTTACCATTAAGTGTTGTCTGCCGCGGTTGCAATACCGCCGCACCCTTCAGTAAAGTCGCCTCCACGGACCGTTGTGTGTGGTTCTCTGTAAGCACATGGCACTGGTACTGTGAATTGAGAAAGACTGTAATGTCAGCAGGACATCTTTTTGTCACGCTCCGTGTCTCGACAGAATTTAACTTCAGATTCCTGAGTGACTCAGGGTAATCAAAAGTCATCACTCTATTGATAAACGGAATTTGCTTTGTATCGCCGTAGACATACATTCTTTTGCAATTCGTTTTCAAACGACAGAACTGTATAACACCAGTATGGACCATCAACCCCTCATCAACCCAGACGGTATCAAACCGTACTGGTATCTTGTTGATGAGGAACGAATCGAACGTCCTGACGTTATAAGTCGTAGCGTGCTCAGCACCTAAACCATTGTTCGCCCTCCGACGAATCATCGCAGCCGCTTCCTTTCCAGGTGTTAAAATTAAATCAGATTTAAAATTGCACCTCTCAAGGATTTCCTTTGTCTTCCCGCAACCAGGCACTCCTTCCACTAGCACCAAGTCCCCGTCCGGAACTCTTTTCTCCACGCACATTAACTCATTGAGTATCTGCACGTTTGAAAAGAGTTTGGTTTCGTTACTGACGGCTACGCGTTCCCAGTTTGCAGCGCAAACTGGAGCGTTGTCACCGTCGTACTGTAAGCATTGCACATAGCTCTCATTCCCAATCAGCACCAAACCCCACCCATGTTTTCTGTCGGGTGGGTCAAGAATCCACTGTTTCTTACGTGTGTCCCAAACACCGTAAGTCTTGTACGTTTCGCTTGATTGTGACCAGTAGTCACGCAATATCTTATCGAGGTTACTCAAGGAACCCGAAAGCGAAGCCCTTAAGTAATCCAGATAATTCTCCATTTGTCGCACCTCAATCTCTCCCTCGTAAGTCTTCGCGGTGGAGCTATCGATTGAAGCTAAGACATCTTTAACGTTCATCCCGTTGAATTTGGCGAAGGAGAAGAACTGATCGTCAGTCTTCTTCACCTCTTCCACGGTCACGTTAGATGTACTAGCCTCATCAGACTTCAATACCCCAGCATGTTTGGTTTCCACAGTCATACCCTGCAAGCAAGGAGTGGATGTGTCCTTGAAGGCCACGCCGCACTCCCCGTTGTACAGGGCAGTGATCACATCTTTAAGCACAGAAGGTCTTACATTGAACTTCTTCACGAACTCGTTTAATTTCTCTGTGTCGAACGTCATGAAGTCGAACGTTTCACTCAGCTGGTCCACGACATCGAGGATCTCATTCGACATCTTCAAAGAATCAGATACGTCAACCTCTTCGGGCTTTGTTTCTCGATTGTACAGTAAAGACAGTTCCTCCGTGAATGTTCTGTGGTATTCAGGGGTAATTATCCGTAATTTGTCATCGACGACCTGGATCCAACCGTAGGATCTCATTGTCTCGAATAGACAGCCGGACACATCACTGAAATACTCAAGAAACACTTCACGAATCCTGCCCCATATTGTAGTCTTCTTGAAATCGAACCTTTCGAGTACGACCTGATCTTGAAGCTGCCGTAATTTCGTTATCAGCAAGAATGTCATGGCCACATCTGGCAAAATTTTCTTCTCCACATCCCATTCTGATCTGACATTACACCCGTTGACAATAACTCTCGAGCGAATACTCTCCACAAAGGATAGTACGTTCTCGTAAGTCAATTGTTTCGCGGGGTAAGTTCTGATATGATTGAGTATCGTGTAGACGAAATCTTCGTCGACCACAGCGGTCGACTTCCGAACCTTCCCTGATTCGAAGATACCCCTGAAAATCGGAACGAGTACCTTCCCTTTACTCTCTGGAAACCACACGTTGAAGGACACCGCGTCTTTAAAAATCGGCTCAGTCGACATCATCGCCGTAGAACGCTTGCGCACCCATGCATCATCAATCATATCAGGGAGAGCGTCAGCGTTATTTTTAAAAACGGTCCTATTGAGTCTGAAAGTATCAACACGTTGGAACTTACAGAACACAGTGTCCACACGTCGAGCTTGAAACTCCTTCATGTAAACGAACCGTGTGTCAGCAACGAACCACGTCCTGATCATCATCTCCTTTACGTTCGAGAGATCATGAACGTACAACAAGGTAGACTCATCAAAAAACCCGAATGTGACTTTGGTCCCACTGACCACAAACGAAGCACCAATCTTTTGAAGCGTACCGGTTTCCGAACCTAGCAACAACGCTTCAGAAAAGTGCATGCACGCATAGAGCGTTTTAACCCTTTTCCTCAGCAATGCTGGTCCAAGCTCCGCCACCGGTATGTCGTACAGTGAGTGGACAGAAACAGCGTAAGTATCCATGCCTTCAGGTGGCGAGTAAGAACAATGCTGAAAGGTCGATGAACACGAGACAGCATTGGGTTCTTCATCGTACCTTTTGAAAGCGTCTAACTGAAACTCAGGTAGAGCTCTGGCAGGCTTACCTTTGAACTGCCGAGTGGTCCAAGATATAGGCTCCCGGCGCTGGAACTTCGATAAATAAGCCTGAATGTTGTCGCGATATGATTCATTTCGAGCGACATCTCTCAAATCCATGCATGGGTTGCAGCAATGAACGTACGCCCTTCCCTTCATCATATGAAGTGAAAAATTTCCACCAATGTCATAAGTGGGAAGACCGTACGGGACTGACATCATGAGATATTCAGTCTCTAAAGTGCGTAGACCCCCCGCCAACCCGTGCGAGGAGCAAACGGTGCCTGTGAAGGTAATTGTGAACTCGGGGTAAGACTCCGTTATGAGCTTACACGCATCTGCTGGAATCAACTTGTTGAAGTTGATTTTTGGACGGCGGTCAAGCACACGTAGTGAATTGACCGCGTCATCGTAGACTCTTCTCGATGCCAGATCCTGTATAGGACCCCTGACATCAGAGACGAGCCTCTCTTTTGTTTGTTGTTGTAGTTGTGAAATTGTTGTCATTGTAATTGTATTTTCCTGTCAATGTAATTGTAATTGTATTGTTGGAAAATTAATTC